TGCAACATGACTAAAATTCTTAACCTTTTCAAATTTGATTGTGCTTCTAAACTTATCAACTAACTGATCTTGTTTATGACTAATTACAAATACATTCTCATCCCCAAGTGTATTTAAAATCTTTAGAAACTCATCTGTACCAGTGCTATCCATCGAGCTGTCAAATATCTCATCTAGAATTAACAGATTGGTGTTGGTGCTATTCTTCATCTTTGCGACTGCTCTCCATGTGAACAACAGTGCAAGGTCAATACGCATCTTCTCGCCCTCACTAAACGAGTCATAAGTAAACTCATCACGATAGCGTGACTTGATGGTTTCCTCAAAATTATCATTCAGCGTGAAGTTTACATAAAACTCCATAGAGGTTAGATATGTGTTAATAAGCTTGTTCATAATAGGAAGATACTGCTTGATAATCTTGGTCTTGATGCCAGTATCCTGTAGCATACTCCGTGAAGCCTCTGCATAAGTTTGATCTTCACGCAACTTTGATTTTTGTAACTCAATATTAGACAGAGTTTCCTTCAGAGTTTTGAGTTCATTATGGTCACTCTTGTTAACTTCACCATTCGTTAATTGGTCAATCTCTGACTGCAAAGTAGCATTAAATTTTTCAAGTTGAATAAGAGAACTATTCTCTTTTGCAATATGAACCTCATTATCCCTAATCTTAACAGCAATGTCACTTATCTCTTTCTGTCTGGAAGTAACTTTGACTAACTCTTCTTTTAGTTCTTCCATTCCAGAAGTAACCTTATCTGCATCACCTTTCTTCTTATCAATCATAGAAGATTTGAAGGTTTCATCAATGTGTTGTTGACAAGTTGGGCAGTCCTCATTACTCTCAAAGAAACCAACGAGTTTAGTGTGGGCACGGTGTTTCTCTTTTAGTTGCGACTGAATGTCTTTTAGTTTGATATGTTTGGTATTTACTTTATCATTATCTACAATGTGGGTTAGAAGCTCAGAGTTGTTAGCAGTGACAAAATTGATATCTGATCTCTTCTTGAAAATATCTTCTTCATTGAGATCAACCAAAACAGACTTGTCTTTAATAAGTTTTTTCTTGTTCTGTTGTACATCTGCGATATACTTCTCCTGTAGTCCTACCTTCTCCGTTGTAATATTGAAATTATAATCTGATTCACGCATATCATCAGAGATAGTCTTTAGTTGTTGTTTAAGCAACATGTTCATTAGAGAGAAAATCTGGATGTCAAGTATCTCTTCAACAACCTCACGGCGGTGTCTAGCCTTCAATTGCATAAAGGGAACAAAGGTGGAAGAACCCAGAACAACAACCTGTGTGAAACTACGATAGTTCAGCTTTAGGATTTGCTGTTCAAGATACTTCTGGTAGTCACGAGAGTTGGCGTCTTGGTTATACAACTTATTGTTGATATGAATCTCAAAGATATTTGGCTTAATGCCGCGAATGACTTTGATCTTCTTAGTTCCAATACGAAACTCAACTTCAACCACAGCTGCACTGCCATTGACAGAGTTTAGTAGCTGAGGTTTGTTAATATTACGAAAAGGTTTACCGAACAGACCAAAACACAGAGCATCAAGAATAGTTGATTTACCCGCACCATTCTCACCAATAATTAATGTGGTTGAATTCTTATCTAACTGTATCTCTGTAAATTGGTTGCCCGTTGAAAGAAAATTCCGCCATCTAACTTTTTCAAAGTTTATAATATCACTTACTCCACATATTTTATTTTATAGTTCCAAGTCTTGTGCTTCAGTATAAAGTGACCGCATCGTGTTTTTCAATCGGTCTTTGCTTAATGTAACATCCAACTGGTCAATGTATTTCTCTAATAGCGTCATAGTGTCTTCAGTATTATTTACGATATCATCAGATACATTGTCAGCATTCAACTCAGAGAAGTCCTCAATAATCTTGACCTCATATGCGTCAGCTTGCAGCAACCTGTCGGTGAACTTGTCAAACTGATATAAATCCTTCTTGTTCACCACGATTAGTTTTACAAACTTCTCTTTATACTTAGATACATCCTCATTGGTATAATCCACTGTGGTGTCATCATAGAAAATCTTTTCATGTAGTGTATAAGGATTTATGATACGCTCTAGTTCTCGTGTCGCTGTGTCAAAGATATGAAAACCTTTAGGGTCATTATAGTCACTCCAAGTAATCTCATACGGAGTGCCTAGATAATATATCTGACCATCATCAGATTTGTGATGAAAGTGACCACTAAAGCATAAGTCAAACCTACGAAATAACTCTTTATCAAAAGAACCTTCGGCCATATGACCCTTGTGCATTTCAAAACCATTTACCTCTAAGTGACCCATAAGAATCTGTGCGGGTGAATGTTTCAACGCATCCATAGATTCATTATAGTTACCGGCATTAATCCATGGCATAAACTGAATAAGACAACCATCAAAGTCCACAACCTTGGGGGCACTGTAAATACTAAACCTATCCGAACCTACCAGTTCTTCCATAGAGTTGACTTCATTGGTGTTCTTATAGAATGTATCATGGTTGCCGATGATGATGTGTAAATCAATACCCATCTCTTTAAAACGACCAATAAACCTCTTACGGAAATCATTAGCAATCTTGAAACTGATAAACTTACGCCTATCTACTACATCTCCCATATGAACACAGGTAGTGATACCCCTTTCTTTCAAAGCAGGAAAGAAAATGTTCTCATAGAATTTGTAGAAGAAATCGTTAAAATTCTGGTTATCGTTTCTAGCTCCAAAATGAGTATCGGTGATTATGGCAATCTTCAAGTTAAATTCCTACCTTGTTTCTGAAGATATTGATTTCAAAATCTGTCAGCTTAAACTTCTTAGACAGTTTTTCATTAGTTTCAAAAACTACCATCATGTCGGACCAATTATGATACCCCATATATTCTTTAAGCAAACACAATTCTCTTTTATTAAGAGTTATAAAATACTCAACCATTTAAAATTAATCATACCCTCTTACTGCGGTTTTATCGTCTTCATCTTCCATAAAATTCTCCAAGCCCTTCTTATCCCTATTAGCATTACTATCTACTTTCTTAGGCTTGTATACATCTTCTTGTGGAAGATTTTCCATAGCAAAAGCATTTGATATATGATAACTCGTTGAATCGCCAGGCATAGTAACATAAGATTCGTAGTTACTTCCTGATATGATTTTATTTTTAACGTGAGTTTGCTTTTTTTCTTTTTGAATTCTTCGAATGAAGGCATAGTAAATAATCTGAGTAAAGTATGCAAAAGGATTTGACGACTTCTCTGGATTGAAGTTAGAAGCATATTGAAGGCAGTTTTCAATACCATCAGATACCATATCATCCTTGTATGTGTAGTTAATAAAGTTAGGCCTGTATGATAGGTGAGTTGCAATCTTTAAAAAACACTCACCCATATAATTAGTTACAGGTGGAATTCGTTTGTCAACGTCTGTCGCCTCTTTGCATTTTTCTTTCCACTCAATCATTTCTTGTAGAAATGCTTTGTTATCTACATAATGTTCGCCTTTTGCTTTCGCCATAGGTTCTCTCCTTAATCTTTACATACTATACTACATTGTAATGATTAAGTCAAGGTACATTATATTATAAAAAAGACCCTTGACTCCTCGTAAAATTGGTGTTATATTTAGCTTGTGTTGGGTTGCAGAAATACATATTAATGAATTAATTTACTTTCTGTATCTAGTTCTTCTAGAAGTTCATCATACACATCTTCATCATCAATTGTTGACATTCGTTCCATGCCACCGTCTATTTTATTCAACACAACTTCATAATATACGCTTAGACCACGAGAAGCAGGTAACATAATAATTACATGTTTCGGGTCAATCTCAAAACATTCCTGTTCTGTAAAAGGTTGAACCCAGCGTGATAGCATTAACGATTCTGACATACCCGATAATGTCATTTTAGGTTGAACGTGCATTAACAGGGGCCTTGAAATTTCATATTTGCCGTTATCTTCTGAGAGCTCACAAATGATGTTTTCACCACTAATGAGCTTTAAGATTTTATATGTATCTGGGTTCATTGTAGTTTACCTTTCATTACCTTTATATTTAGGTATTTTATAACTATCTTAATTTTACCTTACTGATTTCATAATTAAATTGCTCTGAATTGTATATCTTGATGCGTTCTTGAAAATGGTTAAGTGTAAAGTTAGTTTGATTTCTAAATGTCAAATCATCTGCAAGGTCAAATATTAAAACAGAATCTTTACTATCACTTTGACGTAACCCTCTACCAATACTCTGAAGCACTCTAATTTTAGACTTACTTGGGCTTGCAAGGACGATATTGTGAATATTACGAATATTGATACCAGTGCTAAAAGTACCGTAACTCGCAATAACAATAGAATTTTTTGCATCTTCAATTAGAGCTCGTATCTCTTCTCTAGTATCAGTTCCAGTTCCACCATACACAAAATATACATTACGGTCTGTAATCATTTTTTCTGCAGCTTCATGCAGAGGTTTACCGTGTTTTTCTACAAGTTGAAAGAGACAAAGAGTATTTCCCTTTAGATGTTGCAATAGATTAATTACAAAATCCCTTCTAGCCTTGTGAGTAACGATATATTCTAGTTCCTCAGCATATTCCATCCTAACTCTTATGTTTTGATGTTTTAGAATTATGCACTTGATTTTGAGGTCAGCAAGAGTTTTTTTGTCAATTAACTCCTTTGTGGTAACTACTTTTTCAACTGGACCGAATAGACCTTCTAAAACAAGTTGGTGCGTCAGTGTCCCGTCTAGGGTGCCTGTAAGACCAAATCTATACCTGCATAGGTGTAACTTGGTCATAATACCAGTAAGAGACTTTGCCTTAAACATGTGAGCTTCATCACCAATGACACACCCAAAATCTTCAAAATACTTCGTTGGCATCTTATAGAGAGATTGCCATGTTGATATTACAACATCCTTTGTAACCTTACGGTCATGACCCTGATATACCTTTTGACAGTATGTACCAGAGCTCCATCCATAGTCCTCAAAATCTGTGTACATCTGTTCTACTAGTGAAGTGGTAGGAACTAGTATTAGAGTCTTTAAACCCATCATGTGGTAGTAACGAACCAGAGAATATATTACTAATGATTTACCCGAAGCAGTAGGACTAACAAGCAGAGCACGATTTCTGGAAATACCATGATATACGGCATCAATTTGGTAGTCACGAACTTTGAGACTCTTTCCTCGTGATTTAGGTTTGAGTGATCTGATAAAGTTTCTAACACTCTCACGAATAATATTCCGCTCATTCTCAACCCCCTCTTCAAGTATATAATCTATTCCGTTTTTTCTGCAAAACCCTTTGATATATTCTAATAATCCTACATATATTTCTCCCGTTGCTGGAGAGAACAATCGTATCTTTCCATCCCACATACGACTGCGATACATGGGCATAAATTTAAAACCAGGCACTTCAAAGGTAAAAAATGAAGTTAATTCCTCTCTAGTAGAATCTTCTATATCAGAGATAACTAGATATACTTCATTCTTCTTAGATATACGCATTTTGTAATGTGTGGGGTTCACCATAATGTCCTCTTATTAATATATTCCATGCAATGCTTATGCGTTCATTCGGAGTGGGTGGAACCCAATGCATAAGCCAAGATGGAAAGAATAATGCAGTGTTTACAACTGAGTTAAATTCTATCATATTTGAGTTATCCCAATCAGGTATGTTTCTTGGTTTTAAAATCGATGATGCTGGTCTTGGGTCAAAAAATTGAATAGGTGAACCTGATTGCAGATAGTAAACACCAGATAGAAAATTATTAGAATGAGTATGCGGTGCGTGAGTCTCTCCCTCTTTTAATTTATTACCCCACATATTAGTTATCTCAAGTTTATCAAATTCATAACCACCATCCTTTAGAATTTTTTCAGATGATATCAAAATATTTTCTACTAGAGGTTTAAAGTAAGATATTCTATGTAGTTCATCATCACTCCCCTTCTCTAGACAGGCAATCATATTCTTTCTATCAAATTTAAGAATATCCATTTTAACTTCGTGAATAGAAGTTGGAAAACACTTGTAAGTTTTTACATCAACCACG